GCTTTAACCAATTCATCCAACTTCTGCTTCATTTTTTCGGCTTCCGATGCCTGCACACTGGGGTCCAAATTTATATCTGTGCGGAATGCACCCTGTCCACCGCCAAATTGCTTGGCCTGCAAGCCAACGCGATCATAAAAATCGCTAATTTGACCTTTCAACTCATCACGTTGGAGTTGAATTATTTCAAGCCTGCGAATCTCATTGTTAAGAGCAGTTAGGTTTATTTTTTGCTCTTGGTTTCTCAGTTCACCAATCTGACGAGCGCGGTCTTCATACTTAAATTGAATTTCATTACGCTTCTTTTCTATTTCGGAAGTGGCGCTTAACTGTATAACTTGATTTGAAAATTGACGCCCAAGCTGATCGCCTGTCTCTAGTGAACGCTTCAGCTCTTCCGCTAAGCGTTTGGCATCACGCGCCGCCTTATCTGCGCCAGCTCCAGCGGATCGGGGATCAAGTAACGCGGGGGGCCTTGTTTGTGGTGTTTTTGGTGGTGGCGCGGCCTTAATGCCCGGTTGTTGCGATACAAGTTGACCAAGTTTTGTCAGGTTAGGCAGGAAGGCGCCACCCTCCCTAGATTGTTCTGCCAATTTTCTGAAGATTTTTTCGCCGGCCTGTGCATTGCCCTTTCCCAATAGTTCAAATAATTTTTTCTGGCTGGTATTACCAGTAAAAAAATCAAGCGGATTCATGGACGACGTTGGCAGTTTGCCTGCTCTCGCCTCCGCTAATACTTTTGCCTTCTGCGGCCCCATTGCCGCCATATTGATCATGTCGGTAAGAACCGAAATAACCTTTGTGGCTTCGTCAATTAAATACTTGAAAACTGGGGTAAAAATCGTGCCGACTGTCCGCGCCAGATTCTCAACGGCGTCCTGCAATGTGCTGAATTTACCTTGCAACGTGTCGCTTTGAGCAATGGCACCATTGGCATACTTACCGCCAGCGTCCGTCAGTTTTTTAATTGCGTATTCAACTGATTCGGCGCCAATGCGACCCTGCTCAAGAGCCTTTTGGAATTGATCCCCACTTAACTTGTATTCTTCTTTGAGAATTTTTTGCAGCGCGACGCCACGCTCTTGGAATTGCAGCAGTTCTTCACCTTGCAGTCTTCCTTTGGCTTGAACTTGACCATAGGCCGTAACAAGCCCTTGCAATTCCGCGCCAGTTGCGCCACTTACATCGGCAAGGCGACGGGTGGTTTCAACAACATTATCGGTAGCAACACCAAATGCCTGTAGACGTTTAGCGGCATCAATTAGTTCAGTGCTGGTAAAAGGGGTAACGGCTCCAAGCTGCTGTAGCTCAGAAATAATCTGTTTTGCCTTAACCGCGCTATTTGTTAATACCTGAAGGCTTCTGGCTTGTGATTCAATTTCGGCTGTTTTAACAAAAATAAATCTTGCTGTTTGAAATGCAGAAAAAGCGCCAGCAAGTTGCCCAATCGCCCCACCAAGGCTGCCAACAGCGCGCTCAGTCTGCTGCGCTTGATTCTGTACCTCGCGCAGCTTCTGCGGTACGCCACGAGTGTCAAGGTTTAGCGCAACGTTGGCGACGACCGACACGACACAACCCTTTTGCTAACAGCAGTCTACCGGCGCCGCTTCATCTGACGTTCTTGCTCTTCGTTTTGCAGGTCAAAATAACTGCTCCACAACAGCAACTCTTCTAACGTCACCTCATTATTCAATCTGGCCAGCGTATAACCCAACTCTTTGGCGACACCAAGCTGCAGCAGCAACAGGTTGTCCTTCTTCAGCTCAGCCTTTAGTGCTTTTCATGTCGACGGCCTGCTCCTCCTCAGGATTGGTGATGATCGCCAGCATCAGAGCCTGCAGGTCGGCATCCATCACATCGTTTTTCAACTCTGCGATCTCGCCAGCTTGGAACAATCGCTGCCCAGCATCGTCCATGGCCTTGGTAACCAACAGGTTCAGCGCAAAGCCGTTGGGGTCATCGCCTCCGGGCATCTTTTGCGCACGCTCACGTTCCGCCATGGTCAGCGCAGTGGCGTAAAACTCAAACTCGCTGCCGTCACTCAGCTTGACCACACGCTTAATCGGGGTCAAATTCGCCGCTTTTTTTAGACGTGCCAGAGCGGACGAAGTAGGTACGGGCATAAAAATTGGTCGTTCATTATTACTTTAGGCACAAAAAAGCCCCCAGCGCAACCTGAGGGCCTAAGAAGTACGACCGGATCAGCCTATCAGGCCGAGGTGCTGAAATCGAAGGTCGGCACGCCGGTCGGGCGGAAGGTCAGATCAACCTGCTGAGCGTCATCGGGATTGATGTTCAGGCTGGCGGTCAGCAGCACGGCATCCATGGAGATGCTGCGGCTCAGTGCCTCAGTGCTTTGCTTGTCGGTGTAGAGCTTGAAGGCGCAACCAACTTGCTGGCGCTGCAGCACATCTTCCACCATCCGGTTAGACAGGCGCTGTCTTCATTGGTGACATACACACTGGCGGAGCCGCTGCCATCAGCAAAGCCCGGAATGTAGGCGCGGAAAGGAGCGTATTGGCCGGCGGTTTGACCAATGGTGGTCACGTCGATTTCAGCGCGGTTGATCTCAAAGGACCACGAACGAACCTGACCCACAGCGGCGTAATCGGCGTAATACACCTCAAACTCGTTGGGAGCAGCGGCGGTGCCGTCGTCGGTGATATTCACAGCAGCACCACCAGCAGAGGCGGAAACCTGCAGAGCACCGGAACTAGCGGTGTAAGCAATCACGTAATAGGTGGTGCCAGCGGAAAGACCAGCGGGCAGAGTACCGGAGCCAGCTTCACCGGTTTGGCTATTGACGACGCGGAATTTGACCGGATCGCCAATCTTGAAGTTCAGGTAGGTTTCAACCGTGATGGTTTCGGTCGAAGTATTCACGCCAGATTCACCGAAAGTACCGGTGGTGCCAGCGGGCTTGTAATAAAGGGCGCCGGACGTACCGGACAAAACAGTGACAGCCATTGTTGTGAGCGGTAGTGGCTGATCAGATTCTAGCTTTGCTCATAAGCCTCAAAAGTTATGACCACTTGCGTCTGCGAGAACCCTTCCGGTGACGACGGTTCGATAGTACGCGGACCATTTGCGGCATCAAATTTTATATTTTCAAGCTGCAAACGTGAAAACAGAGTGATGCAGCGTTGGGCAATGGTCAAACCAGCTCCGGGACCACCGCCACGGGGGCAGAAGATGTTGAAGACGAGCGTGCCGTTACGACGATCGAAGCCTGCGCCAGTCCCGCGTGATGAAGTGGTCAGGATGGTCATGTAAGCCGAGTCACCCCAGATGATGCTGGTCTGCAGCCAACTTGCGTTGTTGGGCGGAGTGAACGGAACGTTTTGGTATGCGACCTGAATAGCCGGTGAAGCGGCAAACTCAGTTGCAATGCGGTTTTCAATGTAGGAGCGGACAGTGTTGAGGCTCATGAGTTGCGACCAATCCGGTCCGCTTCTGCGTCAACGTAAGTTTGAACGTCCTTGGCTATTGAATCAACCCAGCCGCCCGGAACGCCCGACTTTCTGCTGCCCTTAATTGCCAGCGGTTCAGCGTAAATCAGGTTGTTGTGGATGCTGTAGACATTGCCAACGCGTTCATTGCCGAGACTGTAATTAACAGCGTTGGGCGGTACGTTTTGTGGGTACTGACCTTCGGGTTGCCCTTCAAACGGCGCAGCATTTTGACCAATCGCCCAACTCGCCCGAAAACGCCCAGTATCAACGGGGCTTTTATCTTTCAAACGTTCGTCAGCAGTCAAAACAGCAGCAGTAATCAGTTTGTTGAACTGATCTTCGGCATAGTTGCCAATATCACCAATCCTGATTTGACGTGCCATGTCACTCCCTCAGGAAGATTTCAAACACAATCGCCGTGTTGTCCTGCTCAATCTTGCGTACCTCAACCACCTGCATGATCCGATTAGCCACGGTGACCTGATCAGAAACAGCGGGCTCAAAACTTAAGTCTGCAGCGGCAATCGTCAGTTTCTTGTCCGTGCTCTTGACCAGATCGTTAATTTCCCGCTCAATTACATCTTCCAGCACACCGCGAATCACGGTTTCGGCAGCGGTCGGAGTGGCGACACCAGTGGTCGGGTTGTAAGCGCCAGTGGTAATCCGACGGATTGTGACCTGACCGCCAAATTTAGCCATCAACTTGCTGGCGGTCTTTCGCAGTGAGGTTGCTAGTGCCATCAGAGCTTATAGGCAACGCAGTGACCGTTTTGCAATTTGATGCTGGTAAAAACGCCGTAAAGCGTCGTATGGGCGTCAAATGAATTTCCAGACAACGTATTGCCGTCCCAATTCAAAGCGGTGATGGTATCTATTTGAGTGTTAGTCGTGAAATGAATAGCCGCCCAGCGGCCAGTGCGCGTTGTGGTGTCGCTAAAAAACGTGGCACCCTTTGCGTAATCAATACCAAGAACGTTGGAGTCGCTCATGATCAGAGTTTGTAGGCGACGATTTTGCCGCTGGCCAAGGTGACGCTGGTAAATACGCCTTCGATCTGATCGCCTTTGCCCAGAGGCACGGAACTAAAGGTATTACCGCTGGCGTTTTGCACAGTCGCAGTGCTGATCACAGCATCGGCCAAGGCATACAGCTTCCAAAACCGCCCAGTATGAGCAGCCGTGTCGCTGATGTACTCAAAACCAATGTTGTAGGCGTCGTTGTCAGCCATGGTCAGCTACGGCGAATGGCAATGTTGCCCGGTCCACTGATTCTAAGTCCAGTCAAATATCTTTCATAGATCGGCGGTACACGATCAGCACCGGTGGCAGAGGCACTAGCCCCAGCACTTTCAACGCGCAACGTGCCGATCTGAACGCTCTTGTAGTCTTCAATGCCGCTCAGACCCATGCCGTCCTTGTTGTTGTTTAGGTAGACGGCCAATACGCACTGGGCTTTTTTGATCTGATCGGGAATTTCGGTGTCGGTGTAATAGTCAGTGGTGATGCGGAACGGAAAGCCGACGGCGTAAGTATTGATGTACGTGTCAGGTTTGCGGACGCCAGTACGGGGCCATTGCAGTGCTTGGGTATCAGTGGCACGGGCACCAAGGAACCGTTCGCGGTCTAGCCGTTGTGTAGCCGTATAAAGCGCCCGATTTTTTTGATCGTTTGTGGCGGATGCCCAAGCGGTTACATCATCATCCTGCACGAAGCCTTCAATCACCAGCTCCGCTGCTGCCAGCGTCAGGTAGGAGTTTGCGTTTGCGCCCCCCACTGTTGCGTCGATTGCTATGGCCATCGGCAGGCGCCGTTTCTGTTACTTCAAGTTTAGGTGTGGGCTCTGCATTAGAAAAAGAGGCCCCAGCATTTGCCAGAGCCTCAGCTTCACGCAGTCGCCGGAAGGCGAACATGCCCATTAGGCAGCAGCGGCCTTGAGCACAGCAAAGTTGAGCACCACAGCTTCACCAGCGGTAGAACCGACGTTGGAAACAGTGATCTCAAAGCTGCCGGCGGCAGTCGCGGTCACAAAGGCAAGGTACTTACCAGTGGTAGCACCAGACTTCACGGCCACGTTCACAACGTCAGTGGCAGCAACTTCGCTGTTGGTCACCGTGAAGGAAACCTCAGCATCGCCAGCCAGAGAGGCGTTGTGCATGGTGATGGCGCCGCAGGGCTTATTCAGCGTGACGCCAGTGGACTTGCTGGTGGCTTGGGTGACAGCGCCGCCGTTGCCGGAGACGTAGCCGATAGCGGAGCCAGCAGTTACTTCAAAAAGGGAAGCCATCGTCAGTTCCTCCTATCAATCGAAGTTGGAAGTGATGGTGGCACGCACGATTCCAATGTTCTTGGTTTCGTACACCTTGCTCCAGTTGCCAACAGTGGCGAGCTGAGCACGGGTGGGGTTCGTGGTGGTCACGGCCCACTTAGCACCAACGGGGTGGTAGATGTAGTGCATGTCCAGCGACATGGCATCCGACTTGGCGAGGATGTCGCGGTCGGTTTCA